CAAAGAGCTTCATCTACATGACTTTGGAATTTTTATTGAAATGCATCCAGACGAAGAAGAGAAGCAGATGCTAGAACAAAACATTCAGACTTCACTCTCTGCTGGAAAGATTGATATTGATGATGCTATTGATATTAGAAACATCAAGAACGTAAAGATTGCATCACAACTTCTAAAGGTTAGAAAAAGACGTAAAGAGAAGCTTGACAACAAGAGACAGCAAGAGAACATTGCTCTACAGGCAGAGGCTAATCAGCAAGCAGCAATGACATCTGAACAAGCTAAACAACAAACCGCATTAGCTAAGATGGAGGCAGAGGCTAAGATAAAACAGTTAGAGGCTGAGCTAGAGATGCAAAGAATGCAGCAAGAGTTTATGCTTAAGGCAGAACTCATTAAAATGCAGAAGGGTATTGAAAGTCAAATAAAATCTTCAGAGCTACAACTGCAACAAGAAAAAGATAGATACAAAGAAGATAGGAAGGATAAGAGAACAGCTAAGCAAGCGTCTCAACAGTCGAAGTTGATACAGCAAAGACAACAAGACTTAGATCCTATAGACTTTGATGGTCAAGACACGTTAGGCTCAGGTATGGAGGGAATCGTGGGCATTGATTAATTTAATAATTTTGCAATAATCTAATTTAATTAAAATGGAATGGAAATTAAGAGCTTTGGATGCCGAAGGTAATCCTATAGAGCCAAAACAAGAAAGTGTACAAGAGGACGTACAAGAATCTGTACAAGAAAACGTACAAGAACAAGTGCAAGAGACTGTACAAGAAGAAAAAGAATTAGTTAAAGAAACGACAGATGCCGTATCCGAAGAAAACATCGAAGAGCAAGCCCAAGAGCAAGTCGAAGATGTACAAGAAAAAGAAGAAGTAGTAGCCAAGCCGATTGAGCTTGATGACCAAAGTATATTAAACTACTTAAAAGAAAGACGAAACGTAGAAGCGGAGTCTTTAGACGTTCTTTTAAATAATGACAAAGAAGAAACGCAACCTTTACCAGAGGATGTGGCTAACTTCATGAAGTACAAGCAGGAGACTGGTAGATCCTTTGAGGATTATGCTAGGCTTCAGCAAGACTGGAATGCTATGGATGATACTAACGTGTTGCGTGAGTATTACAAGCAAGAAAAGCCACACCTTGATGCTGAGGAGATTGACTACCTTATTAATGAGGAGTTCAGTTTTGATTCAGAGCTTGATGAAGAAAAAGACATTAAGAAGAAAAAGATTGCGTACAAAGAAGAGTTATATAAAGCTAGAAACTACTTTGAAGGAATGAAGGAAAAATACAAAGCTCCCCTTGAGTCAAGAGAAGCCGAGATTCCAGAAAACTACAAAGAAGCTTTTAACTTTTATACTAAATACCAAGAAGAATTAGATCAAGAGTCTGCAACGCAGAAAGATAGATCTCGCATCTTCCAAGAAAAAACAAATGCCCTATTCAATGATGAGTTCAAAGGTTTTGAGTTTAAAGTCGGAGATAAAAAGCAAGTTTTTAAACCTAATGATGTAAGTAAGGTTAAAGAGAATCAGTTAGACATAAATAACTTCTTTAACAAGCACTTAGATGAAAAGGGGATCGTGAAGGATGCGGCATCTTATCATAAGGCTTTGTTTGCAGCCACTAACGCTGATGCTTTATTTCAGTTCGCTTACGAGCAGGGTAAGGCAGATGCAACAGACGGACTAGTGAAGGAGACTAAAAACATCGATATGAGTGTTAGGTCAAACACACCAACCGATACTGGAGGCACAAAGTTTAGAGCGGTAGACTCAGGAGATAATTTTTCGTTTAAAATTAGAAAACGATAATTAATCACTAAAAAACTTTTAAAATGAGTGTAACTATTTCTGGAGTACAAGGTGCGTTAACACCAGCTCCATCAAAGTCGACTTTATCGACTAACTATCTAGGTTCTGCTATTGAGTTTACTTCTCAATACTTACCTGATGTATACGAAGCAGAATTTGAAAAATACGGAAATCGTTCTGTATCTGCTTTTTTTAAGAATGGTAGGAGCTGAGATGCCCTTCCAATCTGATGTAATTCAATGGTCTGAGCAAGGAAGACTTCACTTGGCTGTTTCTGGAGCAACTCGTTCTGGAGACGTTATCACGTCAAATGGACACCCTTTCCGCTTAAACCAAACAGTAATCATTTCTGACGGAACTGATCAAGACAAAGCTATCGTAACAGCTGTAACTACTAACACATTTGATGTTGCTTCTTATTCTGGAGCAAACTTAGCTGCTGCTGTAGGAACAACTGGACTTAGCGTATTTGCTTTCGGTTCTGAGTTCAAGAAAGGAACTAATGGAATGAGTGGTTCTTTAGAAGCTCCTAAAGACATCCAAACTACTAACCCTATCATCATCAAAGACAAGTATGAAGTCAATGGTTCTGATATGGCGCAGATCGGATGGATTGAGGTGACTACTGAGAACGGTGCTACTGGATACCTATGGTACTTAAAATCAGAGCATGAAACTCGTCTACGTTTCGAAGATTACATGGAATTATCTCTTATCGAAGGGGAGCCTGCTGTTGCTTCATCTGGTGCTGAAACTGCTGGATACAAAGGGACAAAAGGTTTATTCTATGAAATCGAAAACAGAGGAAACATTGCTACTGGTTCAATTGCTGCTCGCACTGACTTAGAAGAGCTTATCAAAGTTCTTGACAAAGAAGGAGCGATCCAAGAGAATGTTCTTTTCGTTAACAGAACTAAATCTTTCGAGATTGACAATGTACTTGCTGCACAAAACAACAGCGGTGCTTCTACAAGCTCTTACGGTTTATTCGATAACGATGAAGAAATGGCAATCAGCCTTGGATTCAAAGGATTCAACTTAGGATATGATTTCTACAAAACTGACTGGAAATACTTAAATGACGCTACAACTGGAGCCTTAACTTCTGCTGTAGACGGTGTGTTAGTACCTGCTGGTACAACTACTATCTACGACCAAGTTCTAGGTAAAAATGCTGTACGTCCTTTCTTACATGTGAAGTACAGAAAGTCAGAAGCTGAAGATCGCAAGTACAAGTCTTGGATTACTGGTTCTGCTGGTAATGCTGGAATGACTAGCGACCTAGACGCTATGGAAGTACACTTCTTAAGTGAGAGAGCTCTTTGTGTTCACGGAGCAAACAACTTTATCTTATTGAAGTAATATTAATTAGGGGGATGGGATTCCTGTCCCCCTTTTTTTTAATCTAATTAAATTCTAATAAAATGGCAAAAAAGAATACGGCTACCCAGCCACAATGGGAAGTAAAGGATAGAATATACATCCTAAAAGGTAATAGAACACCAGTTAACTTTATTCTACGTTCTAGACACCACTTAAACAAACCACTACAATATTTTGATGGAACAATGACAAGGTCTCTAAGATTTGCGTCTAATCAAACCTCTGTGTTTGAAGATGAGCAGTACGGAGATGTTACGCTTCCAGCAATCATATTTAAAGATGGTAAACTAATTATTCCAAAAGAACAAGTGTTATTGCAACAGTTTCTTTCATTGTATCACCCAGACCTTAACAAAGAGTATGAGGAGTTTGATCCTAATAAACTTGCTGAGGCTGAGATTGCATCTGAAGAAGAGAAGCTTGACGCACAAAACCTTGTTCGTGAAATGGACATAGAAGACCTAGAGGCTATTGCTCGTGTGGCATTAGATGGCTCTATATCTGATATGACCTCAAAAGAATTAAGACGTGATATGCTTGTGTATGCTAGAAAGAATCCAGCAGAGGTGATGGATTTAGCGCAAGATGAGAATATCAAGCTTAGAAACCTTGCGGTTCGTGCAGTAGAGATGGGTGTTATCTTTATCAAGGATGACAACAGAACTGTATGCTGGAACAACAAGGCTAAGGATAAGATTGTAACTGTACCCTATGGGGAGAATGTGTATTCAGCACTAGCTGCATTCTTTAAAACAGACGATGGTCTTGATGTCTTACAAGGCATCACCAATAAACTGTAGTGTTTCCACCCAACACTACCA